TCCTGCTTTACTTGAAAAAGTAAAAGGAAGTTATGATAAACAAGTAGTAACTGCTATAACTGGATTAGGTGCTGCACAAAGAAGTAAACAAACAGTAGCAGCAGTACAAGCAATAGAAGTATTAGCATTATTAGACTTATCAACTATCTCATCAGGAGTAACACGATATGCTAATGAATTAAAGACTGCTATGTTTAGAGGATTGCTAACTGGTGCAAGTTCTAAAAGTATTATGGAAGGACTTACAGCAACCTATGGAGTAGGTAAAGCACTAAGCAGTAAACAACAAGTAGCATTATTGAATGATAGTTTTGCACGATTTGCAAGAACAACTACTGCAAAGTTATTTGAAGATGTCCCTGAACAAAAGTTCCAATATGTTGGACCAAATGATGAGGTAACAAGAGATGTATGTCAGGCAACATTAGATATGCAAGGCGAAGGTATGACTATTGCAGAAATAGAAGCAGAAGCACCAGTAAGTTTTGCAGATGGTGGTGGATTTAATTGTAGACATGAATGGATACCAGTATAATGAAAGCATCTGACATAGCAAACTTTACTAAGACTAACTATGGACAATTAGCATCTCATGCAAGAGGATTGATTGTTAAAGACATGAACGATGGTGTCTTACAGAATGGTGAGCATGAATATAAAAAAGACAAAAAAGGTATTAGCAGATATGCACGAAAAAAAGCAACAGGTGCATTAGGAAAATTTAGAAAGAGTGATAAAGTAACCATGTTATTAAGTGGTGAAACAGCAAGAAGAATAAGACCTGAAGGCAAAAAAGATAGAGCCACATTAGTATTTGAAAGAGGCGATATTGTCAAATGGAATGAAGATAATAATAATTATGTCATAGCAGATTTAAGTGGTAAGAATAGAGACAAGTCTGCATTATTCTTGCAAAGAATTGTTGATAGGAATGTGAAGAAATATGAAAGCAAACCTATCAAGATTAAAATAGGTAAATAACAAGGAGGGCAGAATGTCCGAAGAAACAAAAATAGTAGAAGAAACACAAGCAGTAGCAGAAACACCTACACAGGAAGAAAATAACGAAGAAGTCGGTGGTTTAATTGCAGAAAGCAAGAAATACCGAACAAGAGCTCAAGCAGCAGAAGCCGAGTTAAATGAACTCAAAGAAAACCTCAAACTTCAAGAACAACAAAGACTTGAAGAAAAAGAGGAGTTTAAATCTTTGTATGAAAAGATGAAGGAAGAAAACCAACAGTTAAAACCTGTAGTGGAACAATTCCAGATTCAAGAAAAACAAAGAAGAGAACATCTGCTGTCCCAACTTTCAGATGAAGAACAAGAAATCTATGCAGACCTGCCAACAATTAAGTTGGAAAAGCACATTGAAAGATTGGGTAATAGAAAAGTGCAAGTATCTGATGCCAAAGAGGTTACTTCAAGTGGCAAATTTGCAGAAAATGCAAAATGGGCTGATTTATCTGAAAAAGATAAACAGGAAGCAAGAAGAAACCCTAAACTTTGGAAACAGATAGTAGAGGGCTATAGAAATTAACAACTTAACATCTTAAGGAGATGAAAAACAAATGGCAAATGTAACAACAACAACAGCTGCTAATTTTATTCCTGAAATGTGGAGAGATGCTATCCTTGACTATGCAGAAAGAAAATTCGTTCTTCGTAATCAAGTATCTGATTTCTCATCTATGGTTTCAGGTGGTGGCGACATACTAAACATCCCTAAAGTTGCTGAAGAAACTGCAGCGAGCAAAGCATCGGACACAGCAGTGACTTATTCTGCTAACACAGATGGGGTAATTCAATTATCATTAAATCAACATCACTACGAAGCTAAAAGAATCGAGGACATCGTAAGAGTTCAAGAATCTGCTGACCTATTTAATGCTTATGCAAAATCAATGGGTTATGCTTTAGCTAAAAAAGTAGAAAATTATCTTGCAGTAGATGTACTACAATCTGCTACTGGTAATGATGTTACTTTAGCTGCTGATAACACTTTCACTACTGCTTTAATCAGAAGTGGTTTACAAAAACTTCTTGATGCAGGATTTGACTACACAGATGGCGAATCATTCTTATATGCTTCACCTGCTGCTTATATGTCATTACTTTCTTTAGGGGACTTCACAGAAGCACAAAAAAGAGGTGATGATGCAAATCCATTAGTATCAGGTAATGTAATCCAGGCTTATGGTTTAAGCTGTTATCCTTCAGTAGACTGGGATGACGATGGTGGTACTGGTGATGAAACAGCAACTATCTTTAACAGAAATTCTGTGTACTTTGCACAGCAATTAGCTCCAAGAGTTCAGTCAGCATATGACATTGACCACTTGGCAACTTCTGTTGTAGCTGATGTTTTATTCGGTGCAGCATTATCACATGCAGCATCTTCAACATCATTAGGTGTTGTAAACTTCGTAAATCCATAATTGGGTTAGCGAAAATCGGTTAAATATGGGGCTAATTTCGGTTAGCCCTATATTACCATTAAATAAGAATTTGAAGGAGATTTAGATGCCATTATACGATTATAAATGCAGTTGTGGGAAACAATTTGAAACCCTACAAAGTATACATGATAATAAATTGACAACTTGCAACCAAAATATCCAAGAATGTGATGGAAATGGAACTTTGACAAGACTCATAGGCAAACCTGCCATTTTTTCTGATGACATCGGTAGAGGTCATAAACGAATGAAAGATAAAGATTTATATAAGGAATTAGACATTGAGTAGTAATACCAATATAGGAAATACTCCTGTTAATCAGGGGTATGTTCAATTAATCCATACTGGAGAAACTGGGGGAATAGATGGAACACTTCGTACTTTATACGATGGTGATGGAACTGCTTCAGACTTACAAATTGCAAGTAATGCAGTTAAAATATCTACTCAATTATATATTGGTAGTAAAACCATTACTGAATATGTACAAGATGTGGTCGGTGATATGTTCACAACAGGTTCGTATACAAACATCACTACCACTTATGACGATACTAATGGAAATATTGATTTAAGTGCATCAGGAGAAGTAACTCTTACAGGCACACAGACTTTAACCAATAAAACCTTAGCAAGTCCAACTTTTACAGGCACAGCAAATGGTGCTAATTTAACTCTTACTGGCGATTTAACAGTAAGTGGAGATACGATATTTACTAATTCTAATACAGTATTGATTGGTGATGCAATCCTTACCTTGAATGCAGATGAAACAGGAAGTCCAACTGCAAATGCAGGATTTGAAGTAGAACGAGGAACTTCTGCTAATAAAAGTTTTGTATGGAATGAAACAGATGACAAATGGACTATCGGAAGTGAAACCTTTGTAGCAAGTACCTTTGAAGGAAACTTAACAGGGAATGTAACAGGAAATGTAACTGGTAGTGCAAGTCTTAATCTTTTAATATCTAACAACTTATCAGACTTGGCAAATGCAGGAACTGCAAGAACTAATTTAGGTGTAGACCCTGCTGGAACAGACAACTCTACTGATGTAACATTAGCTGGTAGCTTAGATTATATCACATTAAGTGGGCAACAAATCACAAGAAATGCTATTGATTTAACAACAGATGTAACAGGTGTTCTTCCAATAGGTAATATAGATTCATCAGTAGTTACACTTACTGGCTCTCAAACCTTAAGCAATAAAACACTAACCAGTCCTATTATTGATAGTGTAACAATTTCTACAATTACCACTTCGGCAGAATCATTCACAAACAATGATACTTCTTTAATGACTTCTGCTGCGATTGATGATTTAATTATTTCTAAGGGTTATGGATTTGGAGATGGAGATATTACAGAAGTAAGTGCAGGAAATGGTTTAAGTGGTGGTGGATTAAGTGGTAGTGTCAGTTTAGCTTTTGATGGTTCAGAACTTGCTGATATGACAGAAGCTATGATATCCACAGATGAATTTGTAGTATTAGATGGCACAACTTCTAAGAGAAAAGCAATTAGTGAAATCAAACTTACTGATTTTGACGATACAGGATTTACTTCAGGAATATCTTTTAATGGCTCTACTGCTAATGGATTATTGACTTATGGTAATAGTACCACAGCAGATGTAGAAACAGAATTAACATATAGTGGTGGACTTTTAGATATTAGTGGTAGTTTATATTCTATCATAAGATTAAATGAAACAGATGTTACAAATAATCCTGCTTGGTGGACTGTGGCAGATGGTGGTAATTATAGTATTAGATTAAACAATACTGGAACTTATCCATTTCAAATAACAACTAATGCAAGTAATAATGCAGTAGATAGCATAACACTTGGATATAGCACTTCTATTTTAGGTAATTTAACACTAAATGATTCTTTAACTATTGGTTCAGGTGGTAATTATGCAGCAGGTAGTATTTATTCTGATAGTAATTGGGGTATGCTATTTAGAGCAAAACAAGCATCACCAGGTCAAGCAGAATTTAGATGGGCTAATAGTGCAGATTCTGAATTAATGAGAATAGATACTTCAGGTAATGTCGGTATAGGAGTATTCCCAAGTCAAAAACTTCATGTAGCAGGAAGTGTAAGAGCAGATACTGCTTATTATGTAGATGGTAATATTGTTATAAATACAGATGGTAATTTTGAAGTCCACGATACAAGAGCAGTTACACCTTCAACAGATATCGGATTAAAGGGTGT